TTTGTTGACAGCAACGGTATGCGAGTACATGTGTGGGAGTATGATAGTTTTTATCGGTCAGCAGTTCAAAAAACAACGGATGGAAAATTTGCCTTGTTCAACAATGACGCTGTTCAAGCACACCAAGCATGCGGATTTGCTCAGTTCAAGTGTTATCATTTTATTCGTGCCAAATTGTACAAATGCGGCCCAGTGGCATTGTTGCCAGAGTTTGATCAACAACACACGTTTGATATTTCTGAACAAGATCGACAACTGCTCAACAGTTATTTGGCACTGTCGTCGGATGAGATTGAAACTCGCGGACAAGAATTTTTATCACACATTGATGACGTTATTCCGCAGTGTAAATTTTGTCCAACGTCTGCTGATCAACGAAACGAAAAAATTTATGCCGTCAATAAAAAAGTTGGATCCATTGGACAGTTCGAATGAATAAGATTTTATTAACTTTAGGAGACAGTTGGCCGGAAGGCGGCGAACTAGGCAATGGTCGCCGATACGGGGAAATACTCCGAGACACCATGCAGTTTGATGAATTTTACAACTACGGATCTGGTGGCGCCAGCAATGAGGACATGCTGTATCAATTGCAAAAATATCTTGAAATTCACAACAGTGAAAACTCAGTTACTGCAATTTTCTTTTTGACCAATCCTGCTAGAACTGCTCATTTTCCTAGATTTCTAAGTTGGGCCAACGCTGATACTCACAGCAAACAAATTTACACACATTTCCATACTCGTGAACACGAAATCATGCGCAGTAGCATGGCAGTGAGTACTCTGCAAAAATGGTGCAGTACATTCAACATCAAGGATTTTTACTTTGCTGGATGGGTGCGTTATGAGCAATGGTTACCTGGGGTTGATTTATCTCGCGTCTGGGCCCATGGCCGAGAAACAGCGGCTGACTGGTTTGACGCCAGTGATCACAACGGAGAACATCTGGTCAACGTAGAAAACAACCAATATATCCGCCCTAATTTTGCACATCCTAATCAACTAGGACACCAACTTATTGCCGAAAAACTACAGGGTTGGATACAGTCTACGCAATAAATACAGGGACTTGGAGTCCCACATGCCAGAACAGCAACAACAATCACTGCCCACACTCAAGCAAAATCTAATAGATTATGTAAAACTTCAGTTAGGCGGTGATATCATTGACCTAGAACTAGATCCTGCACACTACGAAGCGGCTTATCAAAAAACCATCGGCACTTATCGTCAACGGGCCAACAACGCTTATGAAGAAAGTTACAGTTTCATGCAGTTGGTGCAAGATGTCAACATATATGATCTACCGCAAGAAGTAATCTCTGTGCGTCAAATATTCCGCAGAACATTTGGTGACAGTTCAGGACCGTTTGCAAGTAATTTTGATCCGTTTGCACAGGCGTCAATCAACGTTTACCTAATGAACTTCAACGTGGCAGGCGGACTAGCCACTTATGATTTCTACAGTCAGTACATTGAACTGGCTGGACGCATGTTCGGCGCATACATGAACTACACTTGGAATCCTGTGACCAAGAAACTGCAACTGATCCGCGATCCCAAAGGCTCAGGCGAAACTGTGTTGCTGTGGACCTACAATCTAAAACCTGAATTCAATCTGTTGAGTGATCATCAAATCAGTCAGTGGATCCGGGATTACATGGTGGCCAACTGTAAAATGATAATTGGAGAAGCACGTGAGAAATTTGGCAGCATTGCTGGACCACAAGGTGGCGGCACCTTAAATGGCACTGCCATGAAATCAGAAGCACAAACCCAAATGGATGGGCTAATCGAACAACTCAAAATGTATGTGGACGGTTCACAGCCACTTACATTTGTTATTGGCTAAACTCCCAACACTTTTATCTAAAATTGTGTTATAATCCTTGTACACAAGTACCAGGAGAATCAAAATCGACTTGATGATCGACATTGAAGGTTTGGCAACAGGCCCTGAGACCACAATTTTAACCATTGCAGCCCAGGCATTTGACCCGCTTGGCACTGGCTACTACCAGCAACAATACTATGCCAGAGTTGATCTTGAAAGCCAAGAAAATCGCACCATTGAACAAGGCACTATCAACTGGTGGGCCACACAACCCGCAGCCGCACGTGACGAAGCGTTCAATGAGGTGGGCCGTATCCCACTAGACCAAGCACTTGATGAACTACACAAATTATGCTGGAAGTGCAATCGTATCTGGATGAATGGTCCCACCTACGATGCCAACATCCTTGAGCATGCCTACAAAAGTTACGGCAAACCCCTGCCCTGGCAATATTATAAGATCTGTGATGCACGAACGGTATATAAGCTGTATCCAGGGTTGCCCAAGCCGCCTACTAGCCATCATGCGCTGGAAGACTGTCGTAGACAAATTGACTTGCTACAAGCAACCTTGAAACATCTAAACATCAAGGAACTTGCATGAATGATTGGAAAAATTTTTATAACGCTATTCGAGACTCAAGTTGGCCCGACTGTGATAAAATTAACGATTTTGTTACATTGCCGAGCGTAATACAATTAGAAATCATACAAGATCATTTGTTCAATGAAAAACATAGTATTCTTGCTAACAAAATTCGCAATACACACACCAAGTCTCCAAATTTCTTAATACACATAAACGAAATAAAACAAATTATTGGCCCCACTGACACATTGATGAATAGCCAAGATGCTGTTTTTTTGTACAGTCTTATCTGGTCAAAAACTCCTAAGAATGTCTTAGAAATAGGAAGATGGCACGGATGGAGCAGTGCAATTATTTTCGGTGCGCTTGAGGATGCCGGCATTGGTCATCTGTATACTGTAGATATCACAGATAGAACAAACACCATTATTAAATCTGTAATTGAATCCCGTACAACATTTATTACTGCATCTAGTGCCAACATATTATCTTTAGATGCACTAACTCAATTACAGTTCGAAGTTGTTTTTATTGATGGGGATCATAGTTACAGTTCAACATTAATTGATTTAAAAAATACCTATAAAATATTAACTGCAGAAGCATGGATATTAGTGCATGATGATGATATGTCCGAAGTACGCAATGCTATAAACACATTTTTATCACAAGTTGATAATGTAATAGACTGTGGTTGCTATGGTGAAAAAATAAGATTATTATACAAAAAGGACTGCAAATGATCATTGGAATTTGTGGATTTATTGGCTCAGGCAAAGATACCATTGCAGACTATCTTGTGAATCTACATCACTTCCGACGAGAAAGTTTTGCCAACACACTCAAAGACGCAGTGGCACAGGTGTTTGGCTGGGACAGAACCATGCTCGAGGGCCGTACAAAAATGGCCCGTGAGTGGCGTGAACAAGTTGATCCCTGGTGGGCCGACCGCTTAGGCATACCACACTTGACTCCACGTTGGATCTTGCAACAGTGGGGCACAGAAGTATGCCGCAAGAACTTTCATGACGACATCTGGATTGCCAGCCTGGAAAACAAACTGCGCAACAGCCGTGACGATGTGGTTATAAGCGATTGCAGATTCCCCAATGAGATTCAGGCCATCAAACAATCAGGTGGTATAGTAGTGCGTGTGGTGCGTGGCCCTGAACCTGAATGGTACGATGCAGCAGTGAGTCTCAATCGTGGCCCTAACGGCAACAGCACCTGGGCACTGAGCGGCCGCCGACTAGCACAGTTGGGGGTGCATGACTCGGAAACTGCTTGGGTAGGCACAAAGTTTGATGTGGTACTGGACAACAACGGTACCTTGGATGATCTATATCAGCAAGTTATGCATCTGGTTCAAGATCACCCGCCCGCCAAGTAACTTCTACTTTTGAAATTTCTTCCACGCAGTTACGACAAACTGTGCGCAAGTTTCTCACAGAAACATTGTTGAGATCGCCGTCAATGTGATACACCAATAACTGACTGGCAAATCTTGCTCGAAACCCGCATCTATCGCATGCGGGTTTTTTCTTGTAACCTGCTGACTTCCAACGTGGCTCTCTGGGTTTGATACCCCGCCCACGGCGTTGACAAGTCTCACAACGACTACGGTAATGTGTGGTATCTTCTTTGATATAATTCACAGCGCATGGCCGTTGGTTACAGGCTTGACAAATGGGTCTCATACAATATTTAGCGCCTGGACCTTGGGCAAAGGGC